TCTTTTCCAAGATGCCACATGCCTTTTAATGAATCGAGATTTAACATATAGTTCTCCTTATTATGTAGCTCTAAACAATATAGTCAGATCTACTTTTCTTTGCGGTGTGACGAACACCATCTTTTGTCACATAAGGATTTGTAATCCCTTTTGTTCCTTCTTTAGTAAATATAAAAGATACCATGCAAATTAATGCAGGAACAAGTATTGCGACTAATAAAACACCGTCAATCATTTTTAAACCTTAAAACTTACTGATACTCCACAACCACAACTACTTACTTCTTTTGGGTTGATGATTTTGAAGTATTCATTTAATCCTTCTTTAATCCAATCTAGTGTAGAACCTTCCAGATAAGGAATTGATATTTCGTCGATTGCGATTTTAAATTTACCGTAATCTAAAAGAACATCATCTTGATGAGTTGTGTCAGCGTAAGTAATAATGTACTCCCAACCAGCACAACCACCACCAGTGACACCAAGTCGGATAGTATCTCTGCCACCTTCCTTCGTTCTCTCAATCGCCTTAAGTATTGCTGCATCTGTTAATTCTATCACTTTTTCTTTTCTAATTTCTCTATTCGTTTTAGTAATGCTGCGATTTCATCTTTTAATTCTGCAGCACCACCAGGAGCAACAGGAGGATGTGAGTCTCTCTCCAATTTTGCAAGCCTTTCAGAAACTAGTGGATATTTTTCATGAAACTTTTTATCTTGTTTAATTAAATCTATACCAAGTTTATCTTCAGCCCATTTATCAACCTTTAATAACCAAGGTTGCATGAAGCTAAATGCTCCAGTAGTAGCCAACTTGAGTATGATATTCTTAAATATTGTTAATATAAAAGTAAACATTTCAAAATCCTTTTTTTGTAATATAGCTATTATTTATAAATACTTCAGTATATCCAATGATTTTAATGACTCAATAAGAGGTGAATGAATGTCAAATAACTTAAAAGAATTAACAAGAGCACATCACGATAGTGCAGAAAGAACAGAATTTGCAGACATGCTCATGTCTGGCCAAATTAGTCCAAAATTATACCAAGAATATCTACACGCACAACTTCAAAACTATATGGTATTGGAATCAGCTGTAAGTGTTCCTATGGAACTCGAACCAATTTTTCGCTCTACATTGATTGAAGATGATCTACAAGAATTAGAGAATCTTTTTAATCTAGACGAAATCGAAGATAATCTACAATCGACAATAGAATATAACCATCATATCCAAACACTTATGGAAGATGGAAATAATGATGCCTTAATAGCACATCTATATGTAAGACATTTTGGTGACGCCCACGGTGGCCAAATAATCAAAAAGAATGTTCCCGGCAGTGGTAGCATGTATGAATTTGATGATAGACCAGGCTTAATCAAGGGTGTAAGAGAACTATTACATGATGGAATGGCGGATGAAGCAAAAAATTGTTTTGAATATGCTGAAAGACTTTTCCATGAATTAATGGAACGATACCAAGAAAATCCAGAAGAATATTTACCGGAAGCTGCATTGCTTGCTCAAGCAAATGGATATCTAGAAGACTACGAATAATGGAAAGTGAATTATTTGATAGACTGAGAGCATTGTCAAGCGAGCTTGTTTCGTTGTTTGATAAAAGTATGACACGGTATGACAATACTAAACACACAGCAGATTTAGAGGGCTGGAAAGATGCATTCTGGAGAAGTGATACAATTCGGAAAGCACACCTCAAAACAATAGAGCCAGTTGGAAAGAATAAACTCTGGCTCATGCACATTAATATTTTTCCACAATTTGATGTTGACCTTCCTATCTTTGGTTTGGATATAGTAGCGAATCCTAAAAAGATCTCAGGTTGCTTTTGTGACTATTCACCTACATCTGAAAGATACCATCCTTTCTTAGATAAGTTTAAATTAGAAACATCTGGCTTGACTTGGACAAGAGCAAGAGAAATGCCAGATTGGGCTCAAGAAATTTTCAGTCCTAATATTGTAGGTGCTGGTTCAATACGAGAAGGAGAGGAGACAGACCAACTTTGTCAGATGGCCTTTAATCTTGCCTCTTTTTATTGTATGGAGATGGATAACCCAGCTCATCAAAAAGTAGGTGGGCTGAATACAAGAGATGCTCAAAACAAATATTGTCGTAATCAGAAAATGAATAGAATGCTTCATTCATCAATCCTTGCAATGGGGATATCTGAAGAGCGTAAGAACCAATATGTTGAAGATGTACTCTTTGAAGAAGTATAATTACTCGCATAAATAGGTTGACAATTCAGACATAATGTAGTATAATGGTCGGACCAATGAGGAAACTTGTTGGTTCGGCTTATTATCAGCTGAAAAAAAGGTGTTGACTTTTTCTTTTAATCGTGTTATAATAACAAACATTATACACGGCCAATACTGGCAACTTTTTTAAGAAAACGGTTGACAAAAGTGGCAAAGTAGGATATAATAGAACCAAATACAATGCAAAAACAAAAAGGGGAAGAATCCGAAATGTCTGTAGTAGCATTAACACCAGATAAAATACATCATGAGATAAGCAAACATATATCCAAGGGCGTTCCCTATATTGATGCTTTAGTTCACTTTGCTGAACAGAACGAAATTGAAATTGAAACCATTGCACAGATTGTAAAGAAATCTTCTATACTAAAAGAGAAGATTAAAACTGAAGCAGTTGGTTTACGAATGGTAGAAAAAGACGATGAGCCAGATATCACAGACCATTGTAAGTGATAAATCATTCGAAGCGTATATTAAATTTAACGCAATAAAAAGACATTTTACTACAGATAACTACGATTATTTCAAGTATAACGGAAAGGTAAGAGCAAACTTTGATACTTTCATTTCAAGAAATGATGCTTACAGTTTCGCTAAACTTGCAAAAAGAGAAGATTACGAGAACTTAATTCTTGCTAATATACTCAAGAAGCCTGACATCTGGGTCCGAGAAATTTTGGACGAGGAGTCGGAAGAAAGATATATATTATGGAAGAAGAAAATTGAAGCCTTAGGCTACAATTTCAAAAGTGAGTTGGGAAAACTCAATGAGGATTACCAACAAAATTTTATATCACACGATGGGCAACATCCTTATATTATGCAAAAGTATTTGCAAAAGCAAATCAGTTTGGAAACATTGACCATCATGGCACATTCTGCAAATATTTTTTCGTATTGGAACGAAAAAGTGGTTGACAAAATTGTAGCTTGTGATATAATAAGACTTGTTAGAAAATATAAACCTTTTCTAGCATATGATGAAAAGAGGTTCAAGAACATTGTTCGCGAATACTTCTTCTAATCGCAATATAACGCAATATAACGCTATACATAAGGAGAACTAAATATGGCACTTACAGACTTTTCTTCGCTCAAGAAGAACAGAAAAAATACTCTCGATAAGTTGAATTCTCAACTCGAGAAAATCGCAAAACCATCTTACCAAGACCCAAACGAAGGTAAATTTTGGAAACCTACTAGAGATAAAGCTGGTAATGGATTCGCAGTAATCCGTTTCTTACCTGCACCTCAAGGTGAAGAAATGCCTTTCGTAAGGATTTGGGACCATGGATTCCAAGGACCAACTGGACTTTGGTATATCGAAAACTCATTAACCACTTTGGGACAGGACGACCCTGTTTCTGAGTACAATTCCAAACTCTGGAATTCAGGTATTGAGGCTGATAAGGAACAAGCAAGAAAACAGAAGCGTAGGCTGAAGTACATTGCTAATATCTATGTTGTGAAAGACTCAGCAAATCCAGAAAACGAAGGCAAAGTATTCATGTACCAATTCGGTAAGAAAATCTTTGACAAGTTAAATGATTTAATGAATCCTTCATTCGAAGATGAAACTCCTGTCAATCCATTTGATTTATGGGAAGGTGCAAACTTTAGACTGAAAATTCGTCAGTTCGAAGGTTATCCTAACTATGACAAATCTGAATTTGACCCTGCCGAACCTTTATTTGAAGATGATGCAGAGTTGGAGAGAGTATGGAATGAAGAACATTCCCTCCAGGAACTACTTGAACCTAAAAACTTCAAGTCTTATACTGATTTAAAAACCAAACTCTACAGAGTTCTGGATTTATCGTCAGACACAACCGAACAGGTTGCAACATCAAGCTTTGATAATGACACAGGAGACTCTTCTGATGACCTTGACTTGAGTAATCTATCTCAATCTGCACCAGAACCTTCTGCACCAGTTGCTGATACCCCTGCGGCCAGCACTGATGACGATGATGACGATCTATCAATCTTCAAAGAGCTTGCTAGAGGCTAATTTGGTATATAAGGCAAGTGGGCTTCAAAAGCGCTCGCGATTAAGTTCCGCGTACAGCGCGGCCCAC